ACATACCTCGCCAAGTCCCCGGAGGTGACGATAACCACCCCCGGAGGGTGCGGCGATTGAACCTCCTGCATGGCGGCCTCCTAGCGGGTCATGAAAAAGACCATGTTGACGGCCGTGGTCCCGTTGCTCCCTTGTCCGACCAGTCGGAAGCGGAGCCACGGAGCCGGGGTCGGGGTCAACAGCACCTCATGCGGTGCCGTGTCGGTGAGCACTGCCGCCGTCCCGCCGACGGTCGGGACGCAGTATTTTTCCGACACGTCAAACGGGGCCTGCAACATCTGTAAGGCCACGGCTGGCGTGCCACTCCAGGCCACACACTGAATCCAGCAGCCGAAGAAGATCCCGTTATACGCGACGGGAATCCCATATTGCCGCCCGGTGGCGGGGTTCAAACACCACGAATCGACACTCGCGGTCCCCGTGACCAGCTCCGTCGAGAAGATTTGCCACGACTGGGCATACGCCGGAGCCCCCGGCAAGAACTGGGGCGGCGACGTAATCAAGTACGCCGGGTTGATCGCATAGGCGATGGTCCCCGCGTCCACCCGCCCCATGACAAACTCGGTGCCTTTCTGCCACTGCCACCGTTTCCAATGAGACCAGCGGGGAAGCGACATATCCGGGAGGCAGGGGAGCGACTGGAAGTCCTGGACCGGCCCGAAAAACGGGTCGTTACTCCAGGACCTCCAGTCCGCATACGCCGGGTGACGCCCGCGTCGGGCGAGGTCTTCTACCTGTTGGAAGCCAAGATCCGATGTACCACCAGTCACGGCTGGCTCCTTTCAGCTAGACCTGGTCGAAGACGATGCTCACAGCCTCGACGCCCGTGCCGGTCGTCTGCCGCAGGCTGATGTTGTTCGTGGTGGCCGCGCCCAGGCAGTAGATTTCCTCGCCCGGAGCCGCCAGCCAGCGCACTACTCCGCCGTTGTTGTTGACCGGCAGATACAGCAGAACCACGCCCGCCGTCGGCTGGTTGGTCCAGGCCGCCGTGCTCAGGGTCATGGCGGCGCCCGTGATGTTCGCGTTGACTGCCGGAGACGAGATGCTCATGGGGTTCAGGGTCATCGCCACGGCCGTGGTGCCCGTGCTGGTCCGCTGGATGGCGATCACACCGACCGCCGAGGCGGTGCCCAGCCCACCCGCCAGCACGTCGATGACGTTGAAGTTCCCGGCCGCCGCGCCGATGAGGGCGATGTTGTCGTTGCCGGCTGACGGGGTGATGTTGTTCGCGCCTGCTCCGTACCGTGCCACTGTCTCTTCCTCCTGCTCCTACCCGATGAGGAGCGCGTTGTGCCGCTCGCGTTGTGCCACTTTCTCACATTGCTCGTACCAGGAGCCGAGCCCCAGGTCGTGTGAGTGGACGCACTCGGCACGTTCACAAATAGGACCGCCACACTTCATGCACCAGTTCCCCTCCCGCTGCTTCCGGCTGATCTTCAGTTGCCGCTGACAATGCCGACAGCTCACCAGGTCAAACTCCTCCAGGCCCCCGCCGTTGTTCCGATTGTCGATTGACAAGTAGCTGTGTGCTCCGAAGATCACCGATCCCACCGCGTCACCTCCTTTCTGATAAGAGGTTTTACCGTTGCCCCCGCTTGCCCTTTCGCCCGCCGTGCTTTCCACCCTTCCCGCGCAGATCGGTCATTTTCGTCCCCCTCTGCGGATCTTCTTCTTGCGCTTGCTGATCCCCTTGGCTGGCATTATCGTCCCCCTTTCCGCGTTCTTTTGACCCTACGGTAGCCCCCGCGCTTAGTCAAGCGTCCAGCGCGTTTCATGGACAGGGCCTCCGCCACGGCTTGCCGCTGCGGGACGCCCTCGTGGCGGAGAATCGAAATCTTCTTGGAAACCCTATCCCTTTTTGCCACGCTTCTTCCGCCCCGACATATCGGTGGCCGCCTGGCCCCGGTCCAGGGGCAACGGCGGCGTGAACGAGTGGACAAACTTCATGGGCTGCGCAGAGACATCCCACGTCTTCCACGGGTTCTCCGTCCGCTGCCGGGGCCGGGAGATTCCCTCCTTGACCATCTTTTCTGCTGAACGAAGCCCGGGACCGTAGGTCTTGCCCATGCTCATTTCTCCTTGCTGCGCATCACGATTTGAGGGACGAATGTCACCGCCGCGAAACTGGTCGCGATCACCTCGCGGAGCCAGGTCGGATCATAGATTGCATACCCATAGAGGGCGATGGTGCCGAGCATCGCCAGCCAGAGGAGGCAGCGATCGGCCAGAACCTTCAGCATGACTTCGAGCACGTAGATCACGAAGGGCTTGTGTTTCTCCGCGTGAATCCGCTCCGCGTCCAAGAGTTCCGGGGGAATGGATGACATCGTACCGGGTCCAGCCATGGCGCTCTCCTTTAATCGGCCAGTTCGGCCCCTTGGCCCTCGGGTTCCCGCCGCTGCTTCACGGCAATCCAGCCCTTTGCTTCTTTCAAGACTTGCAAGTAGTCCAGGTCCGCCGAGGAGATAGACTTCTTCTTGAGCATCTCCATGAAGCCCGTCTCGATGAGGGATTCCAGGTCATCGTTACTGGGGTCCGGCATTGTCGCCTCGCAGGACATCGCTCGCCAGCTTGCCGAGCGGTGCTCCCATTTGTCCACCGATTGCCGAAGCCCCCTTGGCGACGGTCGGCTGAAAACTCTTCTGGATGTAGCCCGGAGACATACGAAGCCCCCCCACGGCCTCAAGCCCCTGTGATCCGCCGGCCAAGAGCGCCCCCATGGCCCCGGCCTCCGCTGTCGGGATGCCAAGCGCCCGACCAATCAGGGCCGCCGCTGAGGCTCCGAGCGCGTAGCGTCCAGAGCCGAACTTCTGGCCGGGAATGCTGCGGCCGGTCGTGTCGGTGATTGGGATGATCTCCTCAAGGTCCTGCCGGATTGAATCGAGCAATCCCGGCTTGGCCTTCTCGACCGACTGCTCCCATTCCGGGTGCGTTGTCATCCACTGAATCACCTTTCCCGGGCTGGTCACGACAGACATACCCGTCCGGGATTGCCTCACGCCCGAACTTTTAATCACCTTCTCCAGATCTTGCCGGAGAAAGTTCAATCGGGCTTCCTGGATCGCGTCCGCGAATGCCTTGAAGGCCGGGTCCTTGGTCTTGGTGGCCGCCGCGGTCAGGTCCTCGTGGAGCCCCCCGAGAAGGTGCTTCCACACGCCCTCGGTCGTCGCGTCAGTCGCTTGGCTGATGCGCGTGTTGACTGACTTGATGATCCGGTCAATCTGCTCCGGGGACACCCCGCCCGCCTTCAGGCCCTTCACCTCGTTCGCGGCCTGCGTCAGCTCCTTCAACATCGGCTTGTCTTGCAAGGACTTGATCGGGTTGCCCTTGATGTGGCCCATGATCTCGTCTATCCGAGCGCCGAACTTATCCAGGCTCGCGTTGACCTCCGGGGGGCGGACATTCAGAAGCGTGGGAGCCGGGGGTGGCGGGGCTGCCTTCGGAAGGTTGGAGACTACCTGAGCAGCCTTGTCTGCGGCGATCGTCTCGCCCTGGCGCCCGATGGTCTTGGCGATCCCCTTGTTGACAGCCGGGAGAACCTCGTCAAGGCTATATCCCTTCTGCACAAACTCCCCCAGGACCTTCTCACCGGCCCGGATGTGGTTGAATCCCCGTCCCGTGAGCCGGGAAATAGCATCTTCCACCGCTACCGGGTCCACAGGGTTCTTTGTCTTGGCGGCTGCGGCCGTAGCTCCCGCCTTGGGCGTCGGTGACTCCGGAACCGTCTTGGCGAGATTTCGGGCCTTCGTATAGGCTGCGTCCACGGAGTCATTCGACACGCCGAACCGCTCCGGTACCTTCTCCATCATCTCCGCGCCTGCGCCCATACGCTCGGCCGGAAGCGAGAGATATTTCCCCGGGGCCTTCTTGAGCCACTGGCCCACCCTGCCGAGAGCCGATCCTATCCCGGTAGTCGCCCCGGTCAAGGCCGCCTCGCCCGCGTCGGGCTTGCCCTGGAACAGTTGGCGGGTTGCCGTCCCCATCATGGCGCCAGGGATGCCACCGCCGAGAGGCATGGCCGCCTCGCCTGCCGCGAAACCTACCGCCTCTGGGCCGCCGTAGTCCGTGAAGGCTTTCCCCATGCGAGAGAAAAACTCACGGCCTCCAGGGAAGAAGGAGCCGGTTTCCTTCGCGGGGGTAGACGGAGAAGCGGATTCCGACACCACCTCCGCGCCTGGTGGTAGGTCGGAATACACAACCTCAGCTCCCGCGGGGAGGTCGGAATACTTACTACTCATCCACCCATGCCCCGTTCTTCTTCACCTGAAACTTTTTCCCCACTTTAATGCGGGTCCCCTCGGGAGCGGGGGAACTTTCAGTAGACTTCCCGCCGCCCGTCTGTCCTCCGGCCGTCGTCTTCAACATTTCCCGTGCTTCTGCGATGTCGTCCTTGAGTCCCTTAATTCGAGAATCCATATCCTTCGAGAGAACGTTGTTGACTACCCCTTCAAACTGCCCCTGAGAAAGTGCCGTTGCTAGCACCTCTCTCGCCTCTCGGCGGGCCGTATCACTGCTCACGCCGGTTAAGCTGGTCGTGACTCTGGCCACTTCGTTTGCGGCCACAAGGGCGGCACTCTCGAACTCTGCGGCGGGGGAACTTCCACTCATGCGCTCCCCTGCAATGAGCGCCTTGTTGATGGCCGTGAAGTCAGAGCGCGGGACCGCCTTTGACTTCTGTACCGCAAGCTGGAGGTTCGCGCGCGCGGTCTTTTCAAACGGGGACACCTGCGCGTATTGCTGCTCCAGCTTGTTCAGCCGAACCGTGATCGCATGAAAGGCGGCCTTCTTCGTCGCAACGTCTTCGGGGGTGTTGCCGGGTTGCACCGAGAGTTGTGCGAGTCGCTTCAGGTATCTCTTTCTGAGGGGGTCCTTTCCCGACATCCCGAAGCTCGGATCTTTCCCGCCCGGCATCAAAGACTTTCGCGCAAGCGCATCAAGTTCCTCGTCGGTCATGGTATCCCCTGAACCACCTCCCCCTTCGCCCTTCTTCAGCATGCCCGCGTGATACTTTTCCCGCTCCTCAAGGTCTTCCTTGTGTTGCTTCTCCTTGTCTTTCGCCTGCTGCTCTCGAAAAGTCTGCATATCCTTGTGATTCTCATACTGCATCCAGAGCGTGTCTCGGTGCGTTTGCAGCGCGTCGATGTGCTTCTGCCGGTCCTCCATGAATTTCAGGATAGAGTCTAATCCTTCCGCTTTGGAGGCGTCAGCGGCAATCTTGTCTTCAAACTCCGCCCCCGCCAAGGCGTAGGCTTGCCTCTTCATCTCAAAGCTGATCTTGGAGCTTTCCAGGATGGCCTTGTAGTGCTCCTGTTGCGACGTCGCGGTCTGGAGTACGTGATCCGTCGCCGCCTTCCACTGGTCCATCTCCCGCTGCACGCGGGCGTCATCCCCTTGCATCCACCCCTTCATGGCCCCGTTCATGGCCGAGGAGGCGACGATCCCGCTCTTGCCGATCAACCCGCCGATCGGTCCCGCCAAGATGGAGAGCGCCTGGAGAAACTCCTTGATTGTGTCGGCCGGCTTGCCAGGCCCTTCAAGGAATGGGTGACGCTTCATGTCGGGAGGCTTGGGAAGATCCGGAGTCTCCGGGACCTGTGCGGCCGTCGCCTCTAGTTTCCCCATCGCTCCCTTGAGGGCGGGGACCGCCTCCGCCTTGGCTGCGCCCCGTGCCTCGATGTCCTCGGCCTGCTTGCGACCGACTGCCCGCCTCTCCTCCAGTACGGAGTCTTCCGCCTTCCGGGTATCCGGCGGCTCGCGCTGATCCTGCGTCTGCTGCGCGATGTCCGAGAGGTCTTGCGTATCCGTCAAGACAGCCATTTACGTCCCCACTGCCGCCAACTGCGCCAAGGTCTGATTGGCCGAGGAGAGCGAATCCGTCAGGGTCGTGGGCGAGGCTTGCGTGGCCCCGGCCGGCGCGGCCCCCGATGCCGCACTGATGGCGGAAATGCCTTCCTGCGCCGTCTGGTCCACCATGGCTTGCTTCTGCGCCAGGGCCTGCTGGTCTACCCACGCATCCCATTGCGCGATCATGGTGGAGTTCAGGAGGCCCATGTTGGCGAGCTTCTGGTGAATCGCGGACTTCTGGTTCGTCGTCCATGTGTCCAGGCTCGCCTGTTGCGAGGCGGTCAGGTTGCCAGCCGTGGCCGTGGCAAGCTGCGACTTTCCGTAGTCTGCTGCGGGTTGCGCCGCATCCATGCGAAGTTTGTTCGCCGCCTCAGCGTCCTTCAGGGCTTGCATGCTGATGTTGCTCGACTTGGCCGCTTGCATACCGCCCATGACATTGGAGGCAATCGAGCCGAGTGCCCCGCCGGCTTGCATGTAGGGGAGGGCCGTCTTGAGGGCTCCGGTGAATCCGCCTCCCGTATCGGGAGCGGTCGTCGCGGGGATAATTTCTCCTGGTCCATAGGCGGTACTCCCTGCGCCAATTTCCCCGCCCCCCCAGGAGGTTGACGGGGTTGTGGGGCCAACGCCCCCCAAGGCTCCAGACGGTCCAGCCGATCCAGAGGGCAAAGCCCCGGGAAGCGGTTCCGCGGCAACCGGAACGGCGGCGGCTCCGGGGGCGATGCCGGTTGCTCCAGGGGCAACGCCGGCCCCCGCATCCAAGCCGGTCCCACTGGCCCCCGCAAGTCCGGAAAGGTCTGAGGCGCCCGCCCCGAGGGCTGGAGCAACGGCAGCGGCAACGTCTCCAAGGCCACTCGCTCCGGGAGCGACCCCAGCGCCAACGTCAAGACCTGTGCCGGATGCTCCGGCGAGGCCTGAGAGTCCCGTGCCTGCTGTATCCGCAAGCGCCCCCGTTCCAAAAGCACTTCCTCCCATACCTGCTTCAGCTCCAAGGCCCGTGCCAGCGATTTCTCCAACGCCAGCACCTACGCCTTCGGCTACGCCAGCACCTACGCCTTCGCCTACGCCAGCACCTACGCCTTCGGCTACGCCAGCACCTACGCCTTCGGCTACGCCTGCGCCTACGCCTTCGGCTACGCCTGCGCCTACGCCAGCACCTACGCCTTCGGCTACGCCAGCACCTACGCCAGCCTCTCCCGCTCCAGATGCAAACAAGGCTGCGAGTGCAGCCCCAATCGCTTCCAAGCCGTCGTCGCTCTCCATCGGCCTCCCCTTATGTGATGAGTTTCCCTACCGCGACCGACTTGAAGTCGGTATTCACCTTCCATCCCATTTTCGTCAGTACGCGAAGGAGCTTTGAGTTTTCGATGGTGTGCGTGAGGAGCATCGCGCATCCATACGACTTCGCCATCGTCAAAGACGCTTTTGCCAACAGGATTGCCGCTTGCGGCTCCGCGTGAAACCAAATACCGATCATCGCCACCGGACCCCCATACGACATCCAACAGATTCCCCGTACCTTCTCATTTTCATCTACGCAAACCAGCGTAGTTTCGTTGTTCGGCCTCAATTTCCCCATGCGCCATCGGGGAGGCTCTAGCACATCACTGTCTCGTAAATGTCGCACCATCAAAGGCGGGGATGTCTTCTCAGACAATCCCGGAGACACTGTTGAGTCGAACATGGTCAGCGGCATGGCTCTGCATCCAATCCGCAAACTGCGATTGATCGTTCAAATCGTAGGAAGCGAGGTCGGGGGGTTCCGCAATCCCCCAGCTCCGCGCCGCCCCGGTATGCTCCTCCCAGTTCGCCCACAGCCACGACGCCCCGCCCCCATCGGCCAGCGGGTGCGCGTTGTATTGCGGCTTGGTGGCGAGCACGGTCTTGAGCCACAGATCCGTGTGAAGATCGGCATGATCCCGCAGAAACGACGCCCAGGCGTCCAGGTTGCCGAACGGCAAATCTTGCCAGAGCAGCGGGTTTACCATTCGCGCCCCAAGTCATACTCCACCGCAATCCCGGACAGATCCCACGGCACGTCGGTCCCGGTGATCGTCCAGCCCAGGTAATGCCCGAAGACGGAGAGAGAGGCCGCCGTTTGAAAGACGACGAATCCGGACACTGAGATCCACTGCACGATTTGTCCGGAGGCGTTGAGCGGTGCGGACCCTGCCCAGGACCAGGCCGCGCGTTCCTGCGGGCTTGTTCGCTGTCGCCGCGTGGCATCGCTATAGCTTTGCAGTCCTTGTGCCATTCCATTCCATTACGCCGTAGTCCACGGAACAACTTGCCCCGCGTTGTTGACCCAGAACGAATAATTCGCCAGCGACAGGTTTGCAACCTGCGAGCCTTTCTCGGTCTCGATTGTCACTTGAGGATTGATGATGCCGGTGGCGGAAAATTCCAGCATGATCCGATACATCTGCTTCATCGTCACCATCGAGCCGAAGTCGTATAGCTTGCTCCGGATGGTGTAGGCCACGGGAGTTGCCGCGTCCCCGAAGAGGGCGAAGAGTGTCTTCCCGTCGGTTCCCCACGCCTGCCAGGCTCCACTCACCACGACGTCCGCGATGAGGGTCAGCGCCCCTTGCGAGGCCATGAACCATTTGCCTTGCGAGTAGCACATGACCACGGGGCGGGGGGTGGAGGGAGACGTTGCCGGGTCGTTGTAGGTGACGAGGAGACAGAGGACCGGCAATTCGTTCAAGGTCATCAGGGCCGCCGGCGTATCCGGAGTCAGGGTGAGTCCGGGGAAGAGTCCGTCCAGCTTGTCGCTCAACTTCTGCGGCGTGACTCCGACCAAGCCGTAGACACCCGCCTTGCTCAGAAACGCCAGCGCCCGGAAGAAGGCAATCACTGAGAGCCGGTTTGGCGTCCCGACACCCGAGACGATGTTAGTGTTGCTGAAGGTGGCAATCCCTCCGACAACCTGAACGTTAGAGAGAGCGTTGACGGCTCCCTGTCCGATGATCCAGAGTTGCTCCATCGCAGAGAGGAGGCGGGTGATGTTCCCCGGGAAGGCTTCATCCGTGATGGGGAAGCTCCCCCCGGAGCCTGCAAAGCTGGTATAGCTGCCCGCATCCGTAAAGGTGATGGTTCGCGCGTTCGCCAGCCACACCCGCCCGGAGAACACGGCGATGGTCGTCCCCAATTTGCTGGCGTCGAGCACGGTGAACGTTGCGCCGTCCCACGTCATGTACCCATGCACCGGGTCCAGGATGAGGATACGGGTCCCCTGCCACACGCTCACGTCCGCCGCGGCTGTCACCGTCCCGGCGGGGGCAATCTGTGTAGGCATCCCCCCCAGCGTCACCTGCACCATCGAGCCATCCGACAGGATGCAGATCAGATACGGAATGTTGAGGAGCATTACGCCGTAGAGCCCGACAATCAGGAACGGGGCGGTGTAGACGGCGGGGCCTTGGTGCGGGAGGATGCGGACCTTGCCCTTGCCGACCGTCATGGCGTTCTCTAGCCACCACCATTCCGTGTCGTCAATGGCCGTTCGCGCGTCGGTCTGATTCATCCCCTTCCACTCGCGGTATTGCTTGGTCTCCCGCGAGGGCTCGCCGCGCTTCTTCTCATTCTCGGAGGGCATCAGTCGTCTTCCTGGTCGTACATGCTGTCGATCATGCGCTCCATCGCAATCGTCGGACAGGCCGCCATCGCTTCTTTATACATGGCGTTAAACTTGGCCGCCTCGTCGTATTGCTGGAAGGTCATCTTCGCCCAGTAGGCGGCGTAGTAGGGGACGGGCTCGGTGTAGGGAGCGCCTGAGACATCCACGTCCAGGGCATTGACGAGCGCGGGAGGATAGACGGCGGTGTCCCATTCGCTTTGATAGATGATCCCCGGCGGCGGGGCCAGGATGATCTGGCTTTTCCCGTAGCGGGCCATGAACTGCGGCATGTCGGTATAGGTCGTCCACGGCTGGCCGAAGGTCGTCAGCCACGTATAGGACTTCTGCCGCAACTGAATCCGGGTATTCCCCCAGATCACCACGATCCCGAGCACGTCAATGGTGCCCGTGTTCGGGAGGGTGGAGTAGTTCACGGTATACGGACTCGTGCCGGCGGCCAGGGTGACCGACTGCAAGAGGCGCACCTGCTTACATCGCTCGGCGACCCGTTGTAGGCCCTTGTTGATGTAGGCGGTCAGATCCGCATCCGACCAATACTGGGCCGTCGAATCATGCAGCAGTCGCCGCGTGTCGGTCAAATAGTCCGACAGCGTCACGGGGCACCTCTACCGGATCTGATAGCAGAGCGCCGAGCCCGTGCCATACACCCGGACGACATAGCCGTCCGACCAGAACATCCCGCCCGTGCCGGTGGGGGTAATGTCTACCCAGTTGGCCGAGTTGTCCGTCAAGAGCTGGACCTTGATGCCCGCCACGCCCTGGACAAACCAATCCCCTGACGGGAGGATCTTCCCCGTGCTGCTGAGCACATAGGTGGTGACGGCCCCGAACGGCGAGCCCGCGGCGCCGAGCACCATCGACTGTCCGAGAGTAACCTTGTCAAGTCCCATCCTGCGTTCCTCCCTAGACCGTGTTGTACGAGTAACCAGTCACGACCGTCGCGGACGCCGGCTTCATGCACACGAACTGCCCCAGCGTCACGACCGCCCCGACGTAGCCGAGCTGGTAGTTCGCTAAGCTAGAGGCAAATCCGGTGAAACTCCAAGCTGCGTCCTCATGCAAATAGAAGCACGCATACTTGTCATTGAAGAAGTAGAAGCTGCCCTCCGTCGCGTAGGGGTCGCAGTAGATCGGCACGCCGCCCACGACCAGTGCCACAAACGCCGCCCGCACGCCGCCCGCCGTCTTGTCGAAGCCCTCGCCCGGTCCCACCGTGTAATACTCTTGCGCCAGGAAGTCCTGCGCCAAGAGGCTCCACGTCCCCATTCCGGTCACGCCGAAGTTCGGCATTTCGCCGCCGTTCGTCTTCGTCGCGCTGATGATGTACTGCAGGACCGACGCGCGGGTGGGCGCTGGCGATCCGGTGACGGCCTTGATGCCCGGAGCGAACCACGAATAGGTGCTCCGCGACAGGCCGCCGTAGGTCGAGGTCGCGCTGAACAGGGCCGGGAAGCCGGAGATGTCCAGGGCGCTGTAGGTGATGGTGTTACCGAAGGAATCGGAGGCGCTCGTGCCTGTGGTCGCGTCGGAGTTCCACAGGGCCAGGCTGTAATACTCCGCCTGGGAGTTGCCCGCGTCGTTCATGCGGGCTTCGAGAATCGGGATCACCGCCGCGTTGACCTGCACCATGGATTCCATCCCCAAGAAGGGGATCGGGGTCACGATGGCGCCGAGGTCGAACTCGGCGTTGTACGCCCCCTGCAACGCCTGGGGAGCCGCGAAGGAGCCATCGTATCCCGCCGCGGCGGTCTTGACAAACTGGCCGCCCTGCACGGGGACTGTGATGGGGCTCACACCGCCCGAAGCGCTCTGCGCGTTCGCCAGGAAGGTGGCGATTGTGGGAGACGCCTTGTAGACCTGGACGATGAGCTTCGGCACGAACGCGCGCCGGGTCAGATAGCTCAATTCATTGTAAATCGCTCCCGATGCCGGGAGGATACCACTACCCGCAACAGGCACCTTGTCCTCCTTTCACTCAGAAGCCCGCCTTGCCCTTCGCCACGTCCTGGAGGGCAGCGTAAGCCTCATTTCTGGCCCATTTGGTCGGATTCTCGACCAAACCCTTGTATTTGTCTTGCGGCCACTCGATCGGGGCCGGGCCTACGCGAGGTTCCGCGGAGGTATGGTCTGCTTCCGCCTTCTCCATCTTGAAGACCTTGGCGGCGGTCACGACATCCCCAATCAGCCGATCAGTCATCAGCTTTTCGACCTCGGGGCGCTCTTCGGCCGTGATGGCGCTTCCGACGACCTTGCCCCACTCCCGTTCGGTGGTTTCCTTGTTCTTGTAGGCGGTGAAGTCGTTGCGAAGCGAGGTGATCTCGTCCAGTTGTGGCTTCAATCGAGCCACTTCGCGGGCCGGGAGGTCGATTTCGGGAATGAACTGCTTGGGGTACTTCTGCTTGATGAGCTTGCGGAGGCCGAGGCGGACCTCGGGATCAGTGTCCATGTCTTGAAACATGCGGAGGACCGAGGCGTCCTGGTCGGAGACTTCCGGCATGGCCGTCTACTCCTTTGCGCCCTTCATGGGCTTCTCGACCGTCATTCCCATCTTGCCACTACCCGGCTTGCTGGGGCCGTCAAACCCGCCCATCTTCATGTAGCGAGGGGGGTTGATGATCTGGCCCTTGTTCTGCTTCGCGTCCCGCGGGTCGCGGATCGCTCCAGACCCGGCGCGGGGTTCCTTTGGAATCATCGTGTCCTCATACGCCCGCGGGGGGCGCGGCTGGCGGCGCGGGTTGCCCGGTCTTTTGCCGAATCAGATTGGCGAAGGCCTGGCGCTGCGCCGGATTGATTGCGGGAAGTTGGGAGGCGTTCGCCCCCATGCTCTTGATCTCACTTTGCTGGAGCGGGGAGTCAGATGCCCCCCCGCCATAGGGACCGGCGAGCTTCAACATGCCGATGGCGTCTTTCCATTCATCGGAGCCCATCGCCAGCATGCCGACGGTCTCGTTCAAGAGTTTCGCGATGATCTGGAGACGGAGACGGCCTTTCGCGTGTTGCCCTGCCCCGGGGGCAGGCGCGGACATCGGCGCGGCGGCGGGCGCAGGAGACGGCGGGGCCGCTCCTGGGACGGGCGGCGGCGATCCCGGTGCTCCTGGCGCTCCCATCATGGACGGGGGGGTATCTGGCATTCCCTCACCTCTTCCGCCGGTTCTTCCGGCGATACTGCGCGGCCCGCTGCGCTAGTCGCACGCTCCGGCGGGACGCCTGACGCTGCCGACGAGTTGCCGCCACTTACCGCTTGCCCTTGCGTCCGGACTTCTTGTGCTTCCGCTCACGAGTCTCCATTCCTATCGCCTCCTTTCGGGTGATGGCCCAAAAGCAAAACGCCAATCCACCATGCATGGATTGGCGCTCTGCTTCGGATAATATCCCGCCGCGTTAGCTAGACGCGACGTGGGGTTCGACTTTTACGGTACGGGGGGGCGTTTTCTATGTCAAGAACTTATCGCCGGCCCCTTTTCTAGCTGCAATCTCCTCTAGGGCTTTGATAGTCTCTCTTCGCATCCAGACTTCAAACCCGTCTCTCTTGATTTCTGATATGACACCAGTCTTGGGCAGGGGCATAAAAAGATCAATTAAGCATTGGAACATCAGCGCCTCCCTCCCTTCGTCGCCTTCATCTCCTGGATCTTCATCGCGGCGTCGAACTTCTCCTTGGCTGCCGCCGCCTGTGCCTTCTCGATGTGCTGTGCCTTCAACCGTAGGGAATCGGCCCGCGGCGGGTCCACCATCTCGACATAATCTTCCAAGCCGATGGCCTTGTGCTTCATCATGCGCTCGGCCTTCTCCTGGGTCTCCGGTGCGGCTAGCGGCGTGGAACTGTGCGCGGACACCCGGAGCGAGATTGTGGCAGGGAGGTGCGCCAGGAGGAACTTTTCCGACTCTCCCTCCTCGCCCGGCAATTCGTACACCGTATCATCCACCCGCCGGAACACGCGCAGGAACTTGGTGGCGGCTTCTTCAAGTTGGTCCTGCGTGATGCCCGCCCGCTTTCGGATGCGCGTCCCGGCAAAACGGGCCATCTGGCCAACCTGGTTGCCGGCGCGGGCGGACGGGTCGGATTCCCCCTGCAGAACGGACGGCATGCCCTCGGCCTCGCCGAACATGCGATCAAACTCCTTGACCTCGGCGAAGGCGTCCGGCGGCATGGGCGCGGTGATGTCCTCGACCTTCGCCATCGGGCTTGAGTTCGTCAAGAGTCCCGATTGCCGCATGGCCTCGGCTTTCTCTTCCGTGATCCCCGGCCAGTTGGAGAACGAGAGCGTCCGCTTCAGTTGCTTGGCGAGGAGCTTATCAATCTGGCCCATGCGGGTCTCACGCAAGACCTGCAAGCCAATCAGGTTCAGCATCTCCGAGAGGCCCCAGAGGTATTCCGGGTCCACGTAGGGAGAGACCAGGGTAAAGGGGTGCTCGCCGAACTCCACGAGGTTCTTTCCCTTCCGCTCCCACAGCACTTGCCCGATGGTCTCGGCGAACGTGACGCATCGGTAATCCATCGCGTCATCATCCCAGATCCACAGCTCCGCCAGTTCGATGGTCGGCTCATCCACCCGCGCTTCGGGGATGCCGTGCGCGGCCCCGATGACCACGTTCCCGGCGATGGTGGGGCGCGTCTGCGACAGCATCACCGCGCTCATTGCCGGGGGCATGCTCTCCTCGGGGGGTGAGGAGGGCCCGGGGGTCGCCGTGGCCTTGAGCGCGTTGAAGAGGGCTTGGCCTCGCTCGCCTTGTCCGAGCGACCGCTGCAACTGGCTCTCCCCGATCACAAACCAATGCACCATGGCTTCCTGGTCGTCCAGGTCGGGGCAATCTTCTTGGATCACGCCAAACTGGCCCGGGTGCAGATACCGGAGGCGGGGTGTGGGCGCCGCGAGCACCTTGATGAGCGTGGCGCCGTAGGGGATGCTCCAGTCCAGCGCCATGCCGAATTGCTTATCGCTGTCCGATTCGTGCCACAGGTAGGCGAACTCGTCCCGGATGACCTGGAGGTGTTTGAACCACGGGCGCATGGCGTGCGGGGGGAGCGTGCAGGCAAAGCGCGTGGTGTCCTGGCTGTAGAGGTAGGACGTGAGCATGTCCGTGTGGGCCAGGAGCTTGTTGAACTTGGCCCGCTCCATCTCCTGTGAGCCGGTCAAGTACCATCGCTTCATCTTCCGGTAGAAGTCGATGCGGAAGTTCCGGCTCACCTCGCACTTGCGGATGGTGTCGTAATAGAGGGAGTCGCGCTCGGTGAGGTTTTCCGGGATTCTCATTTGAAGAACACCAGAATAAGAATGATGATGTTGAGTATCCCTATCTGGACTGCACATGCGGGGTGATCTAGCCCCTCGCACAAATCCTTTACCCACCAATCAATCCACTTCAACATGGTCATCTCCTCTCCAGAGGTTTTCCGGGATTCTCATGATCGCATAACCGCCCTTTCCCACATCAACCTACCGTGATCTCGATTCCACTCATTCATGATTTTTTCATAGTCATCCATTTTCCTGGCGAGACTGAAATATAGAGTACTCGGCCTGAAGTAGTTGTGGATGATAAGATTCCATTCCGATTGAGCGAGGGGATCTCTCTTCATCATTTTCTCTCCACCGGATAGCGCCCCGACTTGGCGGTGTCCCCGTCCATGAGCGAGGTCCCGGCCATCGGGTGCGGTTTGGGTAAGCGGACCTGTCCCCCGCCGCGGGGGTGCTGGCCGATCGGAATCGGGGCCGTGGAATTGGAGGTGTCGAGGATGTGCCCAAGCATGGCGTTCTGTGCCCGTCCCGCCGAGAGCGCGGCTTGCATGGTGGCCTTGGCGTGTTCCGGGTAGACGGTATCGGTGACGAGTTCCTCTCCGCTGCGTTGCTTCGGCGTCTCGATACGCTGGGGGGCCACGTCCAGCATCTTCCCGATCGTCTTGACGACGGGCTTGCTGACGATGTTGGCGGACCAGAGACGCTCCAGGGCCCCCCCGCAGGTCGGGCAGAACTTGGCTGTGACGGGGAGCTCCACTGTGCCGCACGGTTTGCAGACGAAATCCGCCCGCGGCCCCTGTGCGTGGAGGGGGAGGGCGAGCTGGTCCAGCTTCTTACGCCGGATGCGCTTCACCTTTGGCGGTGCCTCCTGTGCGATAGGCGGAGAGGTCGAGTCGGTTTTTGAGGAGACACCAACTGGTGAGGTCCCCTTGGGCGTTCGCCATCGACTCAAGAAGTGTCCGAGCATGGGATAACTCCTCCCTCAATCTATCGTTCTCCTCGTACAGCTTCGCCTTTCCGCTCACGTTACATCCCCCCACGGATCATCCAGGTGCTTGAACCTCGTGGCCGTCCCGGCGGCAGCGGATCCGGCGGACCTCCCCCGCTTCCGCTTCTTTTCCGTGGAGGTCCTTTCATCATACGCCACATTGATCGCTTTGCACACGGCCCGAGGTGACAGCGGCTCCTCGCGCGGCGATTTTCGGCCTACAGTCTTGGGATGGGAAGGGTTGGACATCAGGTGACCTCCATACCGACCGCTTCCAACGCGGCCAAGCAGATAGCAAGCGGGGCGGTTGACGCAGTTGAGTGAAACTTGATTCCGTTCGTATTACGTATTATACATTCTCGGTATTGTAATCCTCTTTTGTTGTCCTGTATTTTATTGACACCGACAATAGGAAACTTGTCCACTACCTCCCATGCTGCTGCGATGTCGGTGGAGTAGGGCGGTGGATCGGTAGAAAATCCATCTCCGAGCCGTTGGTGGTCACTACACGGCCACCGTGTTCCCCCGAACGGATCTTTTAACGGATAAATCCCCATCACCGCCTCCGCCACTAATGCGTCTAACTTTCTTCCAGCGTTCATCAGTAACTCACCTCTCTCGGGGGCCGTCCCACGCCCTTGAAGAAATTGAGCAGGAGCGCCCCCGTGACCGTCGTTGGCCCTTCCGGTTCCCGGGGCGACGGCAACCCCAAGCTCGGAATCACCCACCGCAACCACGCCTCGCACGCCATGGCCGCCGCCAAGGCGCGGTCATCCTTGGCCCGCCCGTGCGCCCGGATGTCCCCGTCCTCGTTCCGGAGGTCCCGGCACTCCTGCACGAGCGCCTGAGAGCGGATCACGAGGGAGCCGGATTCGAGCTCCGACCGGAACTGGTGCATCAGGGCCTCCCGATAGCGCGGCGTCGATTGCCACTGGTAGGCCCATTGCGGGCGCATGCTATCGGCTCGGCGCCAAAGATAGTGTTGGATGCCGCTGATGAGGTTTTGGACTTGCGGAGCGCTGGCGTCCGCGGCCCCCCATCCGTAGTTCTGCATGTCCTGCATTTCCTGCCAGACGTGATACCCAGGGCCGGTCAGCTCGCAGATCAGGAAGGCATTGCGGTACACGCCGGCCAGGTGCGATAAGACCCAGGCAAAGTGTTTGGTATTCATCAGGACGTTCACAAACTCGGCTACCTGCACCAACTTGCGGCCATCGGCCCGCCAGACCTGAGCGCAGAAGCGATCGGAGTCTTGAGACGCCCCATAGGCGGGATCGCCCGACACGACGTAGGGCGCTCCGTCCATCGGGTCCTCCCAGATCGCCAGTTGCCCCGCGGCGCGGTTCGATTCGGTCAGGGTGGTGCGGGAATCGTCAATCGTGGGGCCAAACTGGTAGCTATACCACTCCGGCTCATGCGCGGCTTTCGCCATCTCCGCAAGCTCGGCGATCCGGGCCGGACCAACAAATTGGCTGCCCGTCGCTTGAAATGCGTGCTCCGGGAGACATGGATGTTCTTGATGCATCGTCGCCTCATCGGTAATCTCCTCGGCGTGTTGCCAGCGCCACCAGGCGAGTTGCTCCGGGAGGATCTCCACCCCGTATTGTTTCTTGACGATCTTCGTCCAGATCCGCTCCTCGCCGGTCATCCGGGTTTGCCCGTAGACCTTGAATTGGAGCGACTCCTTCTCCACCTGATTCTGCTCATTCATCCACCAGCCCAAGAAGATGGGCCGCACGGACGTCGCCCGCTGGGCGTCCTGCCACATATCGTAGAAGACGTTGTAGCCCCTGGCCGTGGAAATAAAGAAAAAGAGCCGATGGGGGTGCTTCTTCGCCTTGCTGACGCGCAGGCGGTCCACTTGCTCCGGGTCGGCCCAGGACCCCAACTCCTCCGCGTGAATGTAGTTCAGCCCGCGGCCTTGCCCGACCGGCGCGGCCTTCCCGGTCGAGTTGCGGATCCCCGCCACCTGATAGAGCAGCCGGCTGCGGTTCCCGAACTTAAAGAGCGCCGTGTTGTGGGCCTCCTTCGTCTGTCGCCACGCCCGCGGGAGCCCCTCGTACATCGTATTCAGTTCATCCCGCCACTTGACCAGGTTCTTGTCGGTGTCGGCGATGAGCGTCCCCTGGAGGCCGGCAAACTTCTGAAGCCAGTAGAGGTCGAGGGCCAGGAGAATCGTGCTGCCGCCGTCCTGCCGCCCCTTCAGGATGACGAACGTGCGGACATCCTCAGCAATGCCCTGCTGCACTTCTTGGATCAGCCGACTCTGTGTCCCCCAGAGGTGGAGGCGCGTGACGCCGTATTCCTTGGAGTCGATGGGGAGGTGGTGACAGAACTGGGGGAACTTGGCGAGGGCGTCGGCGGCGCCGGGGACGATGATATTGGGCCTAGCAATCGGCATGCCGGGGAGGGAGAGAACGGCGGTGTCAGGCATTTACACAAAGACTCCGCAGGAGACTTCTCCGCATGAGAACGCATGTCTTGCAAAGTCCTCTGCCGCCTGAGTCCCACGACTTCTCAGAATAGCCGAGACCTGACATGGAAATTCGAGAATCCATCCACTGGCGGTATTCTTCCCATCCCATATTGACCAACCGAACTCTCTTGCCACTCGGTCAATTAACTCACTTGCTTCTACAGAAGCGTGAACGCTCCCGTAGGATGACCTAAAAATCCTCCGATTGCATATTCGGCATGTATCCACACAGGCGATCCTGCTGTAGTCGGGACTGTCTTCTATTTCGTATATTTTACTCTCTCCCCATAAATGAATACACTCGATCAATTTGCATCTTTGGCAGAATCGAATCCCTCCATAACCCATTCCCCACTCAGGATTGAAATTCTCTCTTGCCTTGCTCTCAAACCTGATTGAAAAATAAGAACCGTCCTGATCATGCCTTGATCCCCACTCCAGAGAGGCGTTGATAAATATGTGATGTCCGCCAACTACTGAAGCGCAAAACTTACGATTTGAAATGTTATGGACGGCCGCAATGGATTTCTCATCATAGAGTCCGTCGAACGACGCAACCTTAATCCTCGATTTCTGGATCATAGAGGCCTCCTATTAGAGCAGCATCAGTTCAGCCCCAGGAACAGCACCATCATCCCGATCGTCTTCCGCCGGTAGTGCCGGTACACGCGCCGGATGCGGAGATAGTGGCTACAGGTTGCGGGGGAGTCCATTAGCTTCTCCCGAGATGCGTCCAATAGGCTTCGCGTTCCGCGGGGGTGGAGGGGGGGAAGGGTGTTTGCAGTTCGATTGTGATATCCGGGAAGTTTGGGACACACCACGCATCTGAGGAGAGCACGTACCGGACTGACTCCGTGGTCGGCCTTCCGGTGGGGATGTAGAACATCGGTAACTGCGCCATGTATTGATCCACGGCCATCATGGGCTCCGTCTCACTTTCCTGGTGCGCTTGCGCTTCCCGAACACCCGCTCCCAGTTCTCTCGGTACGCCTGGACGCCGGCCAGGTCCCCGGTGACGGTGAACTTCGGTTTGAGGTAGTTCATCCGTTCGGCCTCCGGGGACTGACTAGGTGCGTCGTGTTCAGCGCCCGGCAGAGCCTTTCCGCCCGTGTTCGGTCCCCCGTGCGTATCCAGTCCACGTCGGCAAGGGCAATCACCCCGATACACGGCTCGAGCACGGCCTCCCTTGGCATGATGGGTTGGATCTCATTGTAGACGTTCAACATCTCATCGATCGTCACCCCCAGGTCGGTGATCGACAAGATCCGCCCCTCGATCCCCAGCCCGGTCCGGGTATGGACCAGACACCACTTGCCCGCGAAGTGCTCATGATACCACGCCACCCGTTCCTGCTCGACCATCGCACACCTCTTTCGGTTTGAGTCGGTTAGATCCCGTACCTCCCCAGTGCCCACTTTTCTCGGAACCGCGCCTGGTTCCGCGCCAGGATGTCCTCGTAGGGCTCCGCCAACTGCCGGAACCCCTGACAGGCTTCGTGATGGACGAAGACGTCCGTGGCCCACCGCAGGGTGTAGCCGGCCATCCGGACCCGCAGGCAGTAGTCGTTGTCCTCAAACATGCCGGGGAAGAAACGTTCGTCCAGCAGGCCCACCTCGCGCACCACGCGGGCGGGGAGCATCAGGCACGTCCCGGAGAGGAGTGGGACCTCCTCGCTCTGCCCCTCGTATTCTACCGCCCTCTTTCCTGCCACCTGGCAGAACTCCTCGTAGGTGGCATATTGCGCGGGGCACTCCTGCACTCCCCCCGCTCGACTCAGGGACGGACCGACCATGCCGATGTTTGGGTCTGGAACGTAACACGCTTGAAGGTGGTTCAACAGCCGCTCCGCCCACCTCGGTGGTACCATCGTGTCGTTGTTGAGGAGGACAAGATATTCGCCATTAGCCACCAAGATTCCCTGATTGCAGGCCGCGGCAAAGCCGAGATTGGTCTCGTTCCTCATGTAGCGGAATCCGTCGGACCACTCGGTTTTCTCAAAGCGAGGCCACGGCCAATCGGGCGTGCTCGCCTCGGACCCGTTGTATATCAGGATCACTTCGTAGGGCTGCGTCGTATTCAGGAGGATACTGTCGAGACATTGGCGGGTGAGGGGAAGGGCGTTAAAGACGGGGATAATGATCGAGATCATGGCAGCACCAGTCCGGCTACAAGCATCCCGAGGCCGACCCAGAAACACCCGTAGGCGAGGACGCCAAGGACGAAACTGGTGTAGGGGTCGGGGGTCAGCATGGGGTGCTCATGTCGGTGGGTGGGCGGGTTATTCCCAGTAACTTCCCCATCGGCCACAACTGATTATTAATCTCTCCGGTTTTCTTGAAGTGTTTTACGAGGGAGTCCGGGGCTCCGGTTATGGACATGAAAGAGGCAAACATCTTTGTCTGTTCGGGGATAGAGGGGATGGGGAAGTGTGTTTTCATTGTCCTAGACTCCGTCACTTCATCATCCGCATCCGCGCGAGAATCCATGTCATTTCTATGCGCTGGATCTCAAACAAATGGGAGAGGTTTTCATAAAAGATTTTTTCGTTCATGCGCTCCAGTTCAATCCGAGAGAGCAATGCGTCTGTTGCGGCCTTTTCTTGATAGAGGCGCAGGAGCGTGTTGGCCGCCATTGTCCTAGACTCCAGATAAGAGGAAACAGCCGACCGAGATCCGCGGTGGCTCCTGACTCCACCCGCGCCCCATGGGACGCCTTACGCACGCTCGGACTTTTACAACAGTCAGGGCAGCCCCGCTTTCAGATAGGGCCTTCCCGCAATGGCGGGGTGCGTACTCTGCAGGATAGAAACGGATCTCGATCGGCATCCCTTGTTGTATGGGTTTATAGACAATCCTGGGAAAAACTTTGGGGGAGGCGCGAAGAAGGCCGCTCACGCTGTCGCTGTGCCGTCCAGCCGGCCCGGTTTCAGATTCACCAGATTCAATCAGGACTATTCCTATCATGTCTTGGGTATACTGATAACCGCTATTATGACAAGCTCGTTTGTATTTCACAAGCTCCATATCATTCAACGATATTGCGCAGTTGAGTGATACGTCACTTGTAAGCATCTACTCACCATCAGCCGGGATCACTACATGTTGTGGTGGGGGCGACGGGTGTTTGGTGCTTTCACAAGCGGGAGATTGTGAAACGGGAGGAGGATTGTCGAGTGACTCACTAGGGATTGCTTGTCGCCGCAAGCGCCTACTCTTCAACACGTCACTTGCTGTCCTCACCTTTCCCGCTTGTGAGCATCTCCCCCAATATCCCGGTGGAGCCTGATACATAGCCAAGGTAAGGGCATGCAGGAAAATCTCTTGCATGCTCATCCGGTGTGTCGTGGCGAGCTGCTTGATACGATTGCGGTACTCCCCGGGCATCAAGACGCTCATCCATCGCCACCCCGCTTCCCGTCTCGCAGTTGCGGTACTCATGGCGTATCCTGAAGCCGGAGAACAACCACGAGGAAGATCCATGTCAGGGCGATGGCAATCAACATGGTAGGTGCTCCGTCTGGAGTAATCAGCTCCCTCTGAAGCAATTCGGGAAAGGAAACGCACGCGCGAAGCGTAGCAGGGTCTTTGGGACCTTGTCAAGCGAAATCGTAAACCCCTTATTCTGTTGAGGCGTTCCTTGTACAAGCTATGGGCTTGTACCGTTTTAGTGGTGCCCGTTCCAGGGCGTCCGCCTCCGTCATCCACCCAACATACGGCCAACGCTCCTCGTTTCCCAGCATCCACGCGACAATCTCAGCCCGGGTAAACTCATGCGCCCAGATTTTCTTTAGGTATTCAGCACACTCCGTTCCCATCTCAGGGAATCGCCGGCCGCTTTCTAGTGCCTTGGGATGGGAGGGCCGCTCCCGCTCATCATCAAGCCACGCATCGGATCGAATCTCGGCCGGCTTCGGGAAGAAGACGCGCGTCCTGAAGGCGTGGAACATCGCCGAGCGGACCTGTGCAAGCGGTAAATCCTCCAGGGCCTGCCAGTAGCCGTCAAGTTGCAGGTCGGATAACTGCTGCTGGTAGACTTCCCCGAGTTGAATCATCAAGGCCGTGAAGGCTTTCCGTTCGCTCTGTTCCATCGGTTACTCCTGCTCTGAGGAAGGATTGCGCCGCGGCGAGATTGCCGACGGTCTTGGCCGTAACGGATTGGCTCCCCCGGATCTTCGGCGCCTCGTCCTGCCACCGTTCCTGATTGAGCCACGTTGAGGGGTTTGGAATGAACTGCCCGCCGTCTCGAATCCACTGCGGCCAGGTCCGCTGTTTTCTGATGGCGTCGAGCATGATTTCCAGGGTCGTCTTAGGGAGCGCTCGTAAGAAGCAGGTCAGTGCATATCCCTTCCCGGTCTTTTTCGGGTAGGCAATCCAGAACGTTTCGAAGTCGTCTCGGTGGATCAGTGCCGGAATGGTCACGTCCTCTCGGGTCAGATCAGGTCCGATCAGGTCAGATCCGATCAGGTCAGATCGGGTCAGATCATGCTGATATGATCCATGACCATTCCCTGACCAATCCGTGATTGGTTCTCCGCTCTCGTAACGTGGCAAAACGGAAGGGGTTGGCTTGTTGACTACTTGGTGATCTAACCAAGAGGGGAAATCGGCGTAGATTGTCCCGGATTGTCCGTACAAACGAATTAACCCGGCCGTTTTTACCTCCAAAATCGCGGTCTGAACGTGCTCAATTTTTACCTTTGAATGATAGCCAAAACATAGAACACGGAATTGGTCTGGATCAAGAATGAGTCGGCCTTCGTCGTCAGCCTGGGTGAGCATCCCGATCCACAACCGGAAGGCGCGGTCACTCAGCCGGCCGACCTTACGATGCTGGAGCGCCTCCGGTTTCAAGCTGCGTATTCGTGGCATAGTCCGCCCTTCTTGAGGTTACTTCGCCACCCCTTCCATCGTCTTCATGTGGTGCTCATGGCTGATCCTTCTTGGCAAGGGCGGCGAGGGCAACCTCTAACACGTCCCACGCTCTCTTCACCCGTACCGACGCGCGGAGAGCACCAGCAAAATCGCGGACCACACTCGGCTCGACTTCCTCTCCACATCGCGCCATCTCCACCTTGGCGTCCCGATGCTCGATGTACGCTTTCACCACCGCCGCCACCTCGGGTGCGGGGAGGCCTGGGCATTGTTCTACGAGGACTGAATGTGCATACCCATAATTAAAATGCTGCTCGTACTCCCCTCCAGTGCAGCACGCGCAATGCCGTCGCTCACTCATGGCCGCCTCCGCGCACATCGCGCCACTTCTTGACCGCATAGCCTATCTCTGGGGCAAGTTCGACGTTCAGGTATCCGCGATACCGGGCATACTCGACGGCAAGCTCGTCGAAGCTTCCCTCTACGCTTGCAGACTCCAAAGCATCCCCCGCCGCCTCCAGCGCCGCGATGCGGGACTCCAACCGCACGTTCTCTAGCCGAACATTTTCCAGCACCTTCCATGCTTGGTGTGTCCCCTCACACGCGCAAACCTCGGGGGGTGGCTGCCCTGTGCCTCCACAAACGTCGCAGAGGGTCGCATTGGTGAGCCGTGTGTTCTCCCGCGTCACCGTCTCCAGCTTGGCGCGGAGGGCGGCGATCTCTATCCGGAGGTCAGAGCATTCGTCGCGCAAATCCGACATTGTTCCGCCCATGTCAACAATATCCATTTCCCCTCCTTAGCGTGGGGCTGCTTCTTTTTTCGTTTTACCTTTCGCGTAGGTTTGGGCACAGACCCCCTTGGATATCTGTCAGGATCGGTCGGACCATCATAGAATTTATAGCCGTCATACTTGCTGAGTACGGATGATTTGAACCCTCCCATTATTCACCCCCTTTGTTTAGTTCCCCCGCCGCCTCCAGCGCCGCGATGCGGCGGAGAAAACCAGCAAAATCGTCGAGGACGGCGGCACGCTCACGAACTGTCCGAGAGTGCAGGCGCATTTCTTCAAGAAGGGCACTTTCAAAACCTTGCCGCTCCCGCGTCACCGCTTCCAGTTTCGCCTGAAGGCTATTGACGGCCGCAACGGCACAATCACATTCAGCGTTCCCGGACGGATTGGTTGTCATCGGGCACCGTTCATCGTGCAATAATCTGTTGATGTGCATCCCGATAACGGTAGTACCTTTCTCCCGCGTCACCGTCTCCAGCTTGGCGCGGAGGGCGGCGATCTCGGCTCGTAGGGTAGGGAGAGACTCACACCCCCCTAGGGCACGGTCCCGCAGTTCTCCCCACGTCACCAAGCCACAATCGCATCGTGCGCTGTCCTCTATGGGCGGTAAATCCGAGGTTGATCCAGCACGAGAAAATACGTGAGAATCAGAAAAGCAACTCATCGTCCCCTCCTCAAGAAAAGTGGCTGGTCGTAGCCAAGGATCGCAATTGTCCTAACTAACTCCAACCAGCCACCCCCAGCGCGTGGTTACACAGGGCTACGGACCATCTATAGCCCTTCCCCTTTACAGGCTTGCCTACCCAAGCGCCCTCACCACGCGCCCCTGAAACGCCCGCCCTACTCGACCGGGACTTCCCGCCGCGCGATCGCCGCGTTCGCCCAGAAGATGGCCTGCTCCAACTCGGTGATGGCCAACGACTGCTCCCGGCTTTCCGGCGTGTTCTCGACGATGAAGTACGCCAGATCCTTGGCCTTGTCCCGGATCTGGATATACCGATATCCCTGTGTGCCTTGCGGCTTGTGGTAGGTGAATCGCGTCTCCATCTCCTTCGTGTCAATCCTTGCCATCTCTCTCCTCCTTGTGTGAATGTCCGTCATGGACGGAATGGTTACGGCAGGGTGTCCTCGGGCGGCTCGGTCTTGGCCACTTCCACCAGCCGCGCCTCCTCGGCCGCCTGGTCGGTCACGGGTTCGCCGGCCAGGAACATCTTGAGCGCGCGCACCTGCTCCAGGCCCAGCTCCTGCGGACCCACTTTGTGCGTCGTGCGCACGTAGGCGATGAGCTTCTTCTTGTCGTACCCGCGCGGCCCGGCGAGCGCCTTGATGTCGAGCCACAGTTTATCGCGGATGCCTAGCAGGTCCAGCGTGGAGGGACCAGCGGCAGCGGGGGCCGCCGTCTTCTCGTCCTCGGGGTGTCGGTGGATCAGGTTCTTCTTGCCCGTCTCGGCGGAGCCGGTCGACGTCTCCGGCTTCGCGGTCTTCTCGGCAATCGCCTCCTGGATGGCGTCCACGAGCCGCTGGTTGCCAGCCTTGTACCGATCGTTCTCCTCCTCCGCGGTCTTCGTCTGCCAGAAGGCCAGCTCTTTGTGCAAGTCGGTCACGTCCAGGGCGGACGGCGGTTCCCCCTTGTGCTTGCCAAACGGGAACACCGGGCCGCTGTCTGCCCGCGGTCCGCCCTCGCCCTGTCCTCCCTGCGCGCTGTCGCCGCTCGTGGTCCCCTGCGCGTCGTCATCATCCTCTGGGGTGAGACCGCTGGACGACAAAAATGAATAGCGCTTGGCATAGGAGAGGGCACTCCCGACCCGTTGTGCCGGATTGCCGCCGCCCCGCTCCTCCGCGCCGGCGATGGGCATGCGGACCTCGCCTGAGTCCTCCGAGTGTCCGAGGACGTGGGAAATACGGCAGTTCACCGCCACGCCGTTCGCCTCTATCCGTGACGACCAGCACACGGACAAGCCGAGCCCTCCCATGATCGGGCGGACGACCTCCATGATCTCGTCCAACGGCGCGTAGCGGTAGGAGTACGAGCCGCGCGTCGTTTGGATGTCGGCCTTCTTCGTCTTCGTGATCGGCGGGCAGGTGCGCTGGAACTCTGCCATCGCCTCGTGCCACGCCTCTTTCGCGCGGATCGCCTTCATGTCCTTCGCCAGCGCCATCAGCCGTTCCAGCGTCTCGACCGTGGCCCCCTTGTCCACGGCCCGGGCCAACAGGTCTTGCGGGTTCAGGGTGATGAGCGCCAGCGCGGATCCGGCTGGCTGTGCCTCTGTGCGTGGTGCTGCTGCTGTTCCTGCCATGTGCTCCCCCTTTCAAAAGGTATCGAGTGTCGGATGATTTGGTTCAATCACCCGTAATGCCGACTCCAGCGCCGCGATGCGCTGTTCTAGGTCACACGGCGCTGGTCTAGCGATATCCTGGCCGTGGAGGATTCGCCACGCCATCTCGCGGAGGTCGGTGGCATTCGTGCAATTCTCGCAACTTTCGGAAATGTCGCGCACGCCCGCCTCCAGCGCCGCGATGCGGGCGAGGGCGATAGCTAGGTCAACGTGCATGTGATGGTCACAAGCCTGAATCCACTCAAGCCCACAGTCTTGGCACTTAATGAAATGTTCACCGTCCTGGCAGGCTGCACGGCAATGCAGGTGATTACATCGCTTCTGTTCATCCCGCTCCCGCACCAGCCGCGCATTCTCGCGAGTAACGCAGTCATGTGAGTGAAATGACGTGTTATAACTTCCACATTCAGAACACCGATCCGGACCACCTTCAGCCAATAATTGCACCAGCCGCGCATTCTCGGCGTCCAGGGCCGCACACTTATCGAGTGTCATGGCGTAGTGATGGAGCCCAGTCCCGTGACATTCTCCGCACAGCTCCTGCTCCACCTCTTCCCGTTCATCTGGCAATAAGACACGGGCCACGACCGTCATCATTCCCGTTCCGTCACACGTCTCGCACGTGCGAAGTTTCGCAATCTCCTCCTGCGCTGTGGCAATACGAGCAAGCGCAATAGAGACACCTGTTCTAAGGGTTGTATTCTCCTCATGCAATCGCTCACACGTTTTATCTACGCCCGCCATCGCTGCAGCGTGCAGTTCTCGGGAGGTTTCGTCCTCCTCCCGCGCCGCCTCCAGGTCCGTCAACGCTTGACCGTGCAGCTTCGTCAGCCGCTCGATGTTCTCGTCGCTGAAGGCAATCGCTGCCGCCAGTTGCTCCCTCAGCACGATCTCCCGATCCACAGCCCTGCATACGTCTCCATAGGAAGCAGACCAATAGGGGCTCTCCGGTAGAATACGATCGTTTGTGGAAGCCGCGGTGTTCTGCATTGCTGCCACACCACATCCGGCAAGGCGCATGCGTTCGGTTTCCAGTTGCTCCCTCAGCCGCGCATTCTCCTCTTGCAGCCGAACGAAAGCAGGCTGGTCCTCGACTCGCAACGCCGCGAGGCTAGCATCCCGACTCGCAACTTTCTCCTGTGCTGCGGCGAGTTGCACGCGGAGGGTAGATATCTCCGTGGTATCCATCGACAATGCGGCCCTCAATATCCCGACCACACGCAGCCGCTCCTCGACTTCATTCCTAAGCTGGGTGCGGAGGGTGGCGATCTCTACTTCCTTTTCTTCTTGCCCATGCTTTCGTCCACCGTCGTAGCCCTTGTTCTCTGCTTGAATCACGTCCTGTTCTGTAAGAGGACGCATCGCGGCATAGTCAGCGCAATTTTCTTTTGGTCCGTGGTCTGCACAACAAGACGGGCACCAATACGTTTCTGCGTCCATCACTCCCTCCTCGTGAAAGATGGGCTGGTCGGTCCCTAGGGCCTCGGAGTAAATTCCTATACGCTGTGCCCAGAGCGGACATTTCAATCCGCCCACCGCTTTGAGACCGTACCAGCCCACCCCCTGCGCGTGTCGTCTTTGCTTTACAGCCCACGCGCCCCTTGCCTGCCCTACTTCGTTTTCTCCAGTTCAGCCGCGAACTGCGCCAGCGCTGCCGAGATTGCCAGTGCGCGGGCGAACAGTTTGCCTCGATAGACGTGTATGGCATCTGTGGTCCACCTGACAGCGGCATCACGCAATAGGTTTCCAGGTTCGCTAGCCCCGTTTCGCACGTCCCTCAGTGTGTCCACAAGTTCTTGCATCTCCCACCTCCTTGTGAAATGCCCGCCTTGGCCGGCCTTGATACCGGCTGCTCGATTTCCCGGGAGTGCTTAGGTACGCCAGGGAGGGAAACGAAGTGGCGCTTTGAATTGAAAACCCTCCCCTACCATGCCCGTCGCCCACGAGCCCTACTGTCCAGGCGTGTCCTTCCACACCGCAGGGCGGGCACTGGTTCACTTCTTCCGAATCCCCAGGCTCGGCTCGCCCGTCTTCTCCTCCGCGATCGCGGGGAGCGTCACGCCTGCGATGTCGCCGGGGCGCTCCGCGAACACCTTCGGCAGGCTGTCCAGGGCCACCTTCAATTCCTTCATCACGAGCACCTTCTTGGTCTCGACTGCCTTGGGATAGTGCTTCTCACAGGCGGCAATCGTTTTCTCTTCGTCGAGCACCTTCAGGGACGGCCTCCCCTTGCTGATGTACACGGTCCACCAGGGAGACGATAGATTCTTGACCTCATTCCGCCGCATCCAGCCCAGGACCATGGCCCGCCAAGCGTCCGAATGGGCCGACGCCTTTGCGATCATCTCCGACCACGCTTGCGCGTCCGCCCGGGCACGCTTTTCGAGTTGCTCCACCGACGCCTCGGCCTTGAGGATGGCCCGCACCAGGTGCCCTGCGGTGGCCTCCTGAAGCCTGGTCTCGTCCCGCACCGCGACGGCGAGCACCTCCGGGTCGGGGTCGGGCTTCATCAGCTCGGCCCAGAACGCCTCTTCGGCCGCGGTGGGAGGAGCGGGCTCGTCCGGGACCTCGCCCAGCGTTTCCCAGGGAATCGTGTCGGTGGGCTCAGCCGTGGGTACCTGTCCGAGCGGGATCGCCACGGCAGGGCCAGGGACCGTCTGACCAAGCGGAGGCAGCGCGTCGAGCCCCGCCTGGGCCAAATGCTTACAGAGTTTCCCGGTCCCCTTCAGTCGCGCCTGGAAATGCGGGCACGTGCATGTCTGGGCGTCGAGGTCCACCTCGTACGTCACGCCGGGGTCCTTCTCTGACGGCACGGTGACTTTCACGGCTGCACCTCCTCAGCCTTCTTTGACTTCCGCCCCTGATACCGATCCCGCCACACCTCCACCGCGTCCGCGATGCGGGCGAAACTCATCGCACTTTCTGCCATCAGCTTCTCGGTGGTCTGCCAGTACACCAACACTCTCCGCTCCGTCTCACTCTGTTCCCGCTTCCGCACTGGAGCGAGCACGTCCAACAACCATTGCACTGCGAACACCACTAGTGCCCCCACCAACCCCCCGATGATGTACCGCATCACGCCTCCTCTCGTTTTGGAATCACCCCACCCCCACACCCGAGCGCCTGCGCAATCGTCCCAAGATCCCAATCTGCCGGCCGCCAGACGTGAACCTCGACTCCAGCCCGTAACAGGTCCCGGAGCCAATAGGTTTGCTCCAATGTCGTCACCCCATTACGAGATTTCAGTTCCGCGACGATGAACCGCTCCCCCTTAACCATCGCCAGGTCAGGCCATCCCTTGTGCCCCTGCAACGCCGTCCGCCATCCCATTGCAGTCCGGGCCGGGCGAAAGTGGCACACGCGCCAGCCCGCAAACTTCGCCAGCTCCAGCACGGCGGTTAGGAGGTCGTCTTCGGTCATTGCATCCTCACCCACGCCACCACGGGGAACCCGATCGCCACGAGCCACAGGAGCCACCCCAGCCAGACGCGGATGGCACTCCTGGCCCAGATCGGCCCGTAATCGCCATGCCAGCCGGTAGCGATCCATGTTGGGCCGGGGCAGCTACGAGATTCCTTCAAGCTGGTCGCGGCCAGGAGGCGGGCAACGTGGATCTCACGCAGATAGGCGCTCAGTTTGTCGTGGCACTCTTGCCAGCCCCATTCGTCGCGGTGGCTCATCGGGGGACCTCCTTGAATAGATCTTTCACCATCTGAGAGAATCTCTTTTTTTGGGCGTCCCGTGCGGCGTCCCGTGCGGCGTCCCCTGCGGCGGCCCCTGCGGCGTACCGTGTGGCGGCCCGTGCGGCGTCCCATGCGGCGTACCGTGCGTCGGCCCATGCGGAGGCCCATGCGGCGTACCGTGCGTCGGCCCATGCGGAGGCCCATGCGGCGGCCCCTGCGTCGGCCCCTGCGGCGGCCCATGCGGCGTACCGTGCGGCGGCCCGTGCGGCGTCCCATGCGGCGTACCGTGCGGCGTCCTGTGCGGCGGCCCCTGCGGCGTACCGTGCGTCGTACCGTGCGGCGGCCCATGCGGCGTACCGTGCGGCGGCCCGTGCGGCGTACCCTGCGGCGGCCCGTGCGGCGTCCCCTGCGGCGTCCCGTGCGGCGTCCCGTGCGGCGGCCCGGAGACTCTCCTCTCCGGTTGTCAGATATTGCACGACGACCGGAGGCGCATCCCACAGTTTCACAACATCAAGCGCACAGGACCGCGCGAAGGACCAGAGCAGTGACGTTGCATCTACCCGCGTCACAATCTTGCGACGTGTCGCCACGCACTTGTCGTCACCCTGGATAATCGTCCCACCCAGTTGGACCCGGCAGAGCGTCTCTCCGGGGGCATATGTCAGGGCATCGAATGGGTCTAGAGATCCGTGCAGTCCCCGCTCGCACATGATGACCGGGAGGGGACCGTCATACTCCAGCCAGACGCCGTCTGGGGGGATCGGCTGGCCATTGCGCAAGGTCTTGCCGGCAAAATGATACGCGCTAATTGTCATCGTCCCTCCTCTTTCGGGTATCTCGGATGGATTCTGAAATATCCTTGCCACTTCGTAACCGTCTTGACCTTCAGGCTCTCCCCACTGGTCAGGTGCATAAAGATATTCGCCGACTCCCACAGAAATCCGATCCCGCTACCGACCAACACGCACCAGATGAAGAGCGCCACGAAGAATCGGCGAAACCAGGAACGCTGTAACGTGGTGTGGGCTTTCTTCCACCCCTTGATCCAGGCCGCCGACTTCGCCAGAATCATGACGCCGGTCACTTCGCTTTCCCCGCGATCAGCATACACATGGCGAAGACTGTCAGCGCTGAGCCAATGAGCATCCCCGCAACGAAGGCGAGCAGGACGTGATGGGCGGTCATCGGATGTTCAACACAAAAACTGTGGAGACAAATCCCGCCACGAAAATAAGTATGACAGAGGACACGGTCGACATTCCAGAGTGCGTTGTCACGAACGCTACCGCACCTCCTACCGACCACCCGACCACAAGCGCAGTAAAAGTTTTCATCGCACGCACCCCCCCCAAAAGGTTCATCAATTTCCAAACGATGTCACAGGCTCCCCATGTGGAGAGAAAGACGACCACGATGAATCCGACGATAGCCAGGGTCGTCCAGAACATTCCGTTCTCGCATACGCGGGAGACGCGATCGGTCATGGTGCCACCTCGTATCCAACAGCTTTGAGCGCGGCGAGACAGATGGATAGGGGGGCGGTTGGGGTATGGGCACAAGCCCAGTCAGAATCGCCAAATTGGCAAAACCACCTTTTACCTTCCGGGATCTCTCTCCAACACGGCCCCCCCTCTTCGCCCGCTCCTTCTTGTCTCTGGTATAACAAGTCAAAGTCGAAGCATCCTGCATCAAGATTAGCGTCTTTGAGTTTCTCCACCACTTCCCACGCCGCCGCGATGTCGGTGGAGGGGGACCATTGGTCAATCGGGTGGTGACAAAAGAGAAGTCCGTCCTTCTCAGTTGTAGTCCATACATGTAGAATCCCGCCTACCGTAGAATTAGCCCACCCCATCACCTTCTCCGCCACCAGGGCGTCGAGTTCTCGTCTGGCGTTCATGGCGTCACCCCCAAAGCCCTGTCCAGCCACGCGCTGAAATGTTGGCTCGTTCGCTTTCGCTGCATCCACATGGTCACGAAGGACCGGGAGCAGCCCATGCTCCCGTCCGGCTTGACGTAGAGGTCGGCCAGCGCGTAGAGAGAATGAGGAACACGGCCCTCGCGCCGGTTGCGGATCAAGATGCGCTCAACTTGGGTGGGGGTCATGGATACGCCTCTAAGTGGTTAACGTTATCCGTTCACCTGGGATAATGTACCAGAGGACTCCCGTCGTCAAGACTTATTTTCAGAAAAGCGACAGGACTAATTTGGTAGGATTAGACACGAACGCCCCCGGCGGGAACCAGGGGCGTTCAAAATCATAATTCCTTTGTTCTGGATCTACATGGCATTCTCCTTTCGGTGAAACGACCATAGCCACTATCATCAGTAGGGGCATCTTGAATATGGGACTGACGCCAGAAAATGTCAAGAGGAAAACCACAACGCCCTCCGGTTTCCCGAAGGGCGTTTGAGGTAGTGGATCACCTCCTTGATTACTTGGCAGGCACCGCTGGCACCGCTGTTCCAGGAGCCGCAACCGAGGCCGGGACCGCGACATCATCCTTGGTGATGGTACATGAGGTTCCGCTGAGGGTCAACGCCGAGCCGACGCTGTTGACGCGGCCGAGTATCCCATCGAACTGGCTTGTCGTGGTCAGGCCGGGTTTGGTGACGTTGAAGCCGAGGCAGAAGTCGGCGTGGTTCCTGCCGATCGAGTCCACCATCCCGCCGATATCGGCGGCCTGCCAGCCGCTTCCCGCACAGCCGCCCAGCGCGAGACCGAGAACAAGGAGAACCAGAACAATTTTCATAGCCCTACCCTCCTACGTGATGTTTCCGTCAATGACGGACAAATCCGACGGCCACTCCATCGCGTGCGCGAGGATACCGTTCGGCACGACTGCTTGCAGGGGTGTCATGGCTTCGCCACCGGCGGAGGAGGCGGATCACCCCCATTCCTCAAATAGGCATCTACACCCTTCACGCCGGCCACGATGCTGCCACTGATAAGGATGAGCCATTGGAGCTTGTTCGGCCACGCCTGCAGGACACCCACGCTGGTCCCGAAGGCGATACAGAAGGCCGCGAGACCTTGCCACGAGATGAAAAAGGTTTGTTTCATTGCCTCACCTCCTCGATCCATTCTCCGGTTTGCATCATGGCCGCCAAGTCCTCGGCCCGTTTCGGTGCGATGTGGCTATTAAGAATCTCTGCCGATGCCTGGAGATAGTCCTGCGCGACCATGGCGGCCCGGAACTTGACGAAGCCGCGGAAGGTCTCCAGCCCTAGGTTGAACAGCATATCGAGCACCACGGCCTGCCGTACGAGGTCCAGCGGGGCAAACCACGGGAAGGTGCGGGCGTCCTGCTGGGCGTCCGCGATGTCGCCGGCCAGCAGCATCCGGGATTCACTGACGGTGATGCCCTTGTCGGTGAGGTTGTGGCCGACACCGATCGTCACCTTGCCCGCGGTGTCGGTGTAGGCCTTCAGCCGTTCGCCTTCGTGCAGGAGGAGCAGGTCGGTGATGGTCATCCCTCCCCTCCCCCCTTGTCAATGTGCGCGTCTATGCGCTTCACAAGGTAGCCCACCGAGACCTCGATCCGATTCAACTGATGCTCGATAGCGTCCTTGTCCGCCTTCTCAGTCTTCACCTTTGCGAG